CAAGGCCAGCGGCCTCGAGGCCGTGCTCATCTTGGTGCGCACGGCGTGGCTCCTGTGGCGCGACGAGTGGTTCCTCAATCGCGACCTGGGCACGCCGTGGCTCGAGACCGAGGACGGCGTGGTCACCGAGCAGGACGCCATCCTCGGGCAGCCCTACGACGCCGCGAAGATCGCCCGGGTCCTGCGCGGCGAGGCGCTCGCGGTGCCCGGGGTGCTCGACGTAGCGGAGTTCAAGTCGAGCTTTGACGGCACGACACGCAACCTGACCGTGAGCGCGACGATCATCACCAGGTTCGGCGACGGCCAGGTGCAGATCGTGCCCGGAACATGATCGGTACCGACGCTTCGCCGGCAGCTCCGACGCCACATGAGCGCGCCGAGTCGTTCGCGGCCGCGTTCCGTGGCCAGGCCAACCACATCGCCTTCGCGTACGGCGGCCCGGTCTACCTGGTCGGCTCGTACCTGACTGCCGATGAGCCCGGCGACCTCGACATCCGTGTACTGGTTGAGCGCGAGGATCTCGATCTCTGGTTCGGTCCGGACTGGGACGGTATCGGCTCGGACTGGTCGCCGGCCGCGTTCGCGAAGTGCCGCGAGGAGCTCAAGCAGAGCAGACGCATGACCCGGCGCTGGCGGCGCGGCGCGAAGGTAGCGCGGCGGATCGACTTCCAGTTTCAGAGCGCGCTATTCAGCGACGGGACCGGCCTGCCGATCCAGGACGATCGCCCGCGCCTGAGGCTCGATGCTGTGCCGTTATCGATGCTGAGAGCCGGGCGAGGCGATCCTTGACGCGCGAATCCCCGTAGGGCATGGTTGCTGCGTGCGGTGGAGCAGCCAGGTAGCTCACCGGGCTCATAACCCGGAGGTCGCAGGTTCAAATCCTGCCCGCGCAACGGATACTCATGACTCGGTGGCCGCACCACCTCGGTTCAATGCCGACTTGCAAGCTTCATGAGCCTCTCTGACCCCGACGCGGCGGGGTACGCCATATTGGGCCGCAAGGCCAACGTCGTAGCCCTCGCCAGCAAGACGGTCCACCCAGAGCGTGTGGGCTGCCGATCGAACCTGGCCTACGAGACCATCAACCCGGCGCGCTGCAGCGATGTCCGGGCGGTAAGAGGGGCCCGCAAGGGTGGCTATCGGCGTGCCTGGATCCGCCGGGCGCTGCGCTCGGCGAGAGCGGCTTCTGCATCGGACAGCACATGCACGACCACGCGGCGCTCGCGCAACCGCGCCCTGAACTCCTCGCTTGACATCGCGCGGTAGTCCGACATCGACTTGGTCGCCGGCGCGGCAGCTGGCGCGAGCTCGCACGGGGCGAACGCGGCAACCTGGCCGCCCTTGCGCCGCACGCGCACCTCCTGGTGTTGTGCGCCGGCCAGGATTGACCACGATACCACGGTGCCTTTTGTGCCGGGCTGAAGGCCGTCGGCTCGGGGCCGGCTCGAGACGAGAACCACCTGGTCGCCTACCGCGAACACGCCGAGCGGGTGACCAGCGGCGCAGCGTGAGCAGCCGGTCAGCAGGCGACAACCGCCCCGTACTCGGTGACCGGCACGAGCCGATGCGCCGCGTGTTGCGCCAGCCACACCGCATCGCCGTTGCCGGCGGCGGCGAGCTCGCTGATACGTGGCCGGGTCAGGGCCTCGTTGCCGGTGCCAGTGATCGTGCGCGACTCAGCGCAGCGGAGGCAGTGGATGTGCCAGCGCGTGCTCATGTACGCCCACCATAATCCGAGGCCCTGACGATCCTGACATCGGCCGGCCGCTGGCACCGATTCGACCGTTGCCGTCGCGGCACCGACGATGATGCGGTGCCCATACCGGCGCTGACTACCCAGGGACTGCAGATCGCCACGCTCGCGGACGTCCGCGACCAGATCAACGCGAAGTGGCGGGGCTTCTTCGGGGCTTCGATGGACGTCTCGGACCGCTCCCCGGACGGCCAGCAGATCGGCATCGTGGCGGAGCTGTTCGCGCTGTTGAACGAGCTCCTCGAGGCGATCGTCTCGAGCCAGGACCCGAACAAGGCGCTCGACGCCGCGCTCGATGCGATCTGCGCGCTGACCGGCACGAAGCGCCGCGCGGCGACGTTCAGCAGCGTCACGCTGACGCTCACCGGCACGCCGACCACGCCGATCACGGCCGGCTCCCTGGCGTCGACCTCGAGCACCGGGCAGCAGTTCACGACCCAGGACGCCGGCGACCAGGTCATCGCCGCGGCCACGGCCTGGCTCGGCTCGACGGTCTACGTGGCCGGTGATAAGCGCACCAACGCCGGCAACATCTACCTCTGCACCGTCGGCGGGCCGTCGGCGCCGAGCGGTGGCCCCGCCGGTACGACGCGCGGCGTGGACATCATCGACGGCGGCGCGACGTGGCGCTTCCTCGGAGCCGGGACCGGCTTCGTCGACGTGCTGACGCGCGCTACGGTGTCCGGGCCGATCGTCGCGGTGAGCGGCGACATCGTCAGTATCGACACACCGGTCGGCGGGTGGTCTGGCGTCGTCAACATCCTGGACGCCGCGGTCGGCTCGCCGGTGATGACCAATGCGCAGCTGCGCGCCCTGCGCGAGATCGAGCTCGAGCAGCCCGGCACGTCCACGAAGGGAGCGATCCGCGCGGCGCTGCTCGGGCTGACCGACGGCTCGACGCCGGTCACGAGCTGCACCGTGTTCAGCAACGTCACCGACGTCACCGACGCGAACGGGATCCCGCCGCACTCCGTGCTGGCGATGGTGAAAGGCGGCGCGGACCAGGACATCTGGGACGCGCTGCTCGACAACGTCGCGGACGGGATCAGGACGTTCGGGACGGTGATCGGCACGGCGCTTGACAGCGAGGGAACGCCGCAGCCCATGGCATTCTCGCGGGTGACGGAGATCCCGGTCTGGGTCTCGGTCACCGTCGTCGTGGATCCGAGCGCGTTTCCGGTCGACGGCGCAGCGCAGATCGCCGCGGCGATCGCCACGAGCGGCAACGCGCTCGATGACGGCACCAACGTGGTGGCGGCGCGGGTCTCGGCGCAGGTCTTCACGGTTTCCGGCGTGCTCGACGTCGCGCTGCCGCTGATCGGCACCACGGCATCGCCGTCGTTGTCGACGACGATCCCCATCTCGTTGTTCGAGCGTGCCGTGTACGACACAAGCCGCGTGGCCGTGGCGACGAGCACCGGGGTCCCGTGATCGAGGAGCAACAGCCGCGCGCGCCCGCGATCGCCGGCTCGGCCGCGGCCCTGCGCTGGGCGGCGCCGGCCGACAGCGCCCCGGTCGTGGTGTTGCCGACCGCGGCCGTGGCCATCACGAGCACGCTACCCCCGCGCGACTACGTGGCGCGGGCCCTGTCGCGGCTGCCGAGCATGTACCGGAGCGGCGACCCCGCAGACCTGACGAACACCGAGAAGGCGATCACCGCGCTACTCGCGCCGGCCAACGACCTCGCGGCGGCGATGCTCGCCGTGCTCACGCAGCGCAACGTGGACACGGCGGTCGGGGCGCAGCTCGACGTGATTGGGGTCATCGTGGGCCGCGCGCGCGATGGCGTGAGCGATGACGAGATCTACCGCCGCTACGTGCGCGCGCAGATCTCGGCGAACAAGAGCAACGGATCGGTCAACGACGTGCAGAAGGTCGCCCGGCTCGTCATCGGAGACGCCGGCACCATCACCACGGTGATCACCGGCGTCGCGGCATCCGTGCTGCGTGTCGACGGCATCGCGCTGTCCGATGCGGTCGCGGCCGTGCTCGTCGAGCTCGTGCTACGCGCGACCAGCGACGGCGTGCGCCGCATCGTCGAGTGGACCGGGCAAGACCCGGCGCGAACGCTGTACTGGGACACGGCAGGCGTCTGGGACACCGCGGTGTGGTTCAACGCCGCAGATCAGGAGCTGTGAGGATATGAGCACGAAGCCGACCTTGGAGCTGTCACGCTGGGCGACCGGAGGGGTCAACATCACCGTGCCGACCAGTGGCGAGCGCGATACTGGGTTCGCCCCGGGAACGCCTGCCAGCTCGAAGCGGGTCAACTCGCTGCTGAACCAGTACTTCCTATGGGCGCAGTACGTGAACGACGGTGTGTTCACCGGCGCGTCGTCGTTCGACAGCTCGTTGACGATCGGCGGGCTCGCCACGTTCAACGACCAGGTCGTGCTCACCGGTGGCGACCTGACGTTGAATGGCGGCGCACTGACCGTCGGAGCAACATCGACGCTTATTGGCGCGGTGACGACCGGCGGAAATATGACGATTGGCGGCCGGCTACTGTCTTTCACCGACTTCACGTTCACGGCCGACAGCACGACCGACCAGCTGACGAAGACGGCGCACGGTCTCGAGACCGGAGACGGCCCAGTCCGGACCTCCAATAGCGGCGGCGCGCTACCTGGAGGTCTGACAGCCGGTACGGACTACTGGGTAATCAAGATCGACGCGAATAACTTCAAATTGGCCATATCATCGGATGCCAACGCGTTCGCTGGAATTGCCATCGACATCACGGGCAACGGTACCGGTACGCAGACGCTTAATCACCAGCCAACCACAAAGCGGAGCACCGATGCGACGGTCACGCGTAATCTGACCGTCAATGGCACCGCCACCGCCAATGTAGCGTTCAGGACCGCAGGTAGCGCAGGATATACGTTCGGGACTCCTCGTCCTCTCATCTATCCAGGATCAGCTTTCGTCATCAACTCGGGATCACCGACCCGCGCTGGCGACGTCTGGACATTCTCGACCTCTGTTGCAGCAGAACTGATCTGCCCGATATGGTTCGGTGCAGGAACAGTACTATCGTCGCTTGTCTGGAGCTTTAATAGAAATTCAAACAACATAAGCGGCGAGTTCGACTTCAAGCTGGTCAAGAGGTCGTTCGGCGACGGAGGATCAACCACAGCAAACGTATATAGTGACGTGGTTTCAACGGGTACAGGATTCACGACGCGTGATACGGTCTCCGCGTTCGCGCCATATACTTTCGAGGCTGGATTTATCTACCACCTATCGATCGCCACTTCTGCGCTTACGTTTTCAGGCGCCCCGTCATTCGATGGCGTCAAGCTCGTAGTGGACCGCGTGTAGCCTACATGGCCCGCGTAAACGCCACCAGCACACCATCGAACATCGGAGTTGCGTCATCGTCAAGGAACTGCGAACTAGATACCGAAATCCAATATGAGACGCCTGGTAATATTGACGTTTGTGTCGACGCTATATCAACCACCGTCCATGCGTTACCTGATGACACAACGGAATACAGCACTGAGGTAGCAGCCACCGTAGCCGGGTCTGATCCAAATGGGCGGCTTAATAATTTCAGTTGAATATCACCAGGAAGCACGTTCGCGCCGCGATTAAGGTGAAACGCCAGAGATGTTATATTATCACCGGGTTGCACTGGAAGATCGCTGATCAGCTCGTCGGAGCCGTTGTGTTCTAACAGCCAGAATCCGCGACCATCCAGTGATGGGTTGCCAGCTCTGATGTGCCAGTTGGCCGATGGCACAACGATCTGCACAGTGGGCCGTACGGTAATGGGAGATACGGTAACAGTCCCTGTCATCGACGGAACAGTGCTTTGTCCTGGCGTGGCCCCGCCCTTGATCCCAACGAACTGGACGAGCATCTCTTCGCCAGCTTGCACCTTGTAGCCGAAGCTCGGCGTGACGGTGAGGTTCTGCTGAGTTCCGAGACCGTTACTGATGGCCGAACCGCGAGCATTGTCGCCAACCACTGTGCGCGAGATCAGCTGCATGACAACGGTGTTGCCATCGCTCGCGTGGAGATTGTATTGGCCGTTGTCGCGCACGAGCGCTGTTACCGAACCGATGACGTCACCGACAGAAACGGGAAGCGGAACGTACCAGTTGCCGCCCACCCAGTTAACGTTTCCTCGGGTGTCGATCGTCGCGCTCGTCCCTGGGTCACCATACCCGCTCGTGGGCGCGATCGTGGTCGGGGCCGTGAGCGCCGACCGTGCCTGCGAAGACCGCTCATCCTGGCGATCCGGAAGCTCGCATCCGACCGTCACGGCACAGCACATCAACAACGCAAAATACTGATTACTCATCTATCGATACCTTTCTTGTGAGGACGGCCAGGGAAGACCGTCATGTTGTAAGGCGACATAGCGCCGTAGCGCACTACAACAAAATCTGTGACCTCACGCAATGCGCGCGGTGAGACAGATCTTCCGGAGTGGACACCCCGAGCCGTAATGCCACGATGCAAAGGTCGGGAGGGCGGCGCGGCGTGCGACGGTGCGTGATTCCTCTCACCTACGCAATAGGGAACCGCGCCGCTCCCGACAGCTGTACGATCAGCTGGCCATGGAGCAGGACGACGGACTGGCCACTGCAAGGTCGCGACCGCTCACCCGCCGGTGCAAGGATTGCGCTGCTGAGATCGTAGACGTCGAGGCGGAGCACTGCCGAGCGTGCGCGGAGACGCGCAGGTTGCTGCCGCGGTTTATGTGCTTGACTTCGGGCCGGGCGCACGTCAGGGCGCTGCTCACCGAGCAGGATGCGCTTGACGCCGCGATCGCTGCGGCCGATGGCGAGCGGCGCGGCCGGCGCGTCCCGTGACGGGGGGGCTGGATGTAACCAGGGCGGGCGCCGGCGCGCGTGGCGAGACCGCCCGGCGTATCCGGAGTGCTCCGGATCGGTTCGGACCGGTGACCGGTTACCGGGGTCGCTAAACGTGATCGACCGCATCGCGCTCCTGCACCGCAGGGCAGGCGCCTCCGAGACATGATAGCGCCGGGCGGAGCAACTCCATAGACTCGACCGTTTCCCGGGCCCCGGCGAACCTGGCCGGAGTGGACGATCCGGACGACCAAGACCACCCAACCAGGCGGCTGCCGACCGACGCGGAGCGCCGGAGGCACATGCGGACCTGGCCCCGCGGCATCCCCGTGGTCGCGGCCCCGAACGAACTGCCTGAAGCCGACGATGGCGACGACACGGCGTCGCCCTATGACGAGCCACTCGTCGCGACCCGACGGGACTGGGACGCCATCCATCGCAGCGACCGGGACCCGAGCGCTCCGGTCATGCCGATGGAGCTCAGCGCGGTGATCCGCCGGCTCGAGCGACGTTTGCTCAAGCAGCACCGCGAGCTCGGAACCACGGTCCAGCTCCTCGGCGGTACGGTCGGCCAGCTCGGCGACACCGTAGCGGCCCATGCCCAGGTCGTGGGCCCCGCTCGCCAGGCCGCGAACTGGGCCTTGCGCGGCGCCGTCGTGGCCGTGCTCGCCATCGTGGCGTTCTTCTACCACCGCGGCGGCGACGAGCAGCACGTCACCGACGAGATCCAGACCCTTCGCCGTCAGGTCGACCGGCTCGAGAGCCAGCTCGACCAGCTCAGAACCCCGAACCAGACCAAGGAAAGACCATGAAATCGCTACGGTTTGCTATCAGACTCGCCATGCACTGCGTCGCCGGTGCGATGGTGCTCATCACCGTCCCGTGGATGATCGGCGTCGCGCGCGCCGCCGCCGGCGACGCCCCCGCCGTGCCACCGCCGACGCCCGACGCGATCGCCAGCTACCTGGCCGTCCATGGGCCGTTCGTCGGCGTGGTCACGCTGGCCTACGTGCTGGTCGGGTACCTGCTGCGCCTCAACGCCTCGACGCACTGGGTCGCCCAGGGCAAGCGCCTCGCGTGGATCACGGCCGGCGTTGGCGTGGCCGGAACGGCGCTGCAAGCCTACACGGGCGGCACGCCGGTGAGCGGCGTGGTCGTGACCGCGGTGCTCGGCCTGCTCCATATCGCCGACGCCCAGGTCACGCCGCCGAGGTCCAGCCAGGCCGGGTACAGCCGGATCCAAGTGATGCTCCTGCTGGCCGGGGCCGGCATCGCGCTGGCCGCCACGATGGGCTGCGGCGCTTCCCAGCGCGAGACCACGATCAGGTCCGCGCTCATCGCTGCCGATTCCGCGCGCGATGGCTTCCTGGCCTATGACCGTGCCCACGAGCTCGGCCTGACCGCGCATTGCGACCCTGCGGTGGAGACGAAGGACCAGTGCGCCGCGAAGGTCGCGGCGTCCGGCGCCGCGCTTGCGTCGTACCAGGCCCAGCGGGCGAAGCTCGATCCGCTGTTCGCGCTCGTGTACCGCGCCATCGCTGCGGCGTGGATCGCCGACGACGACCAGTCGCTCGCGAGCATGCAAGCCGCGCTCGGCCAGCTGATCGCCGGCGTCAAGCCCTTCATCGCCGGGGGCAAGTAACATGAGCCTCGCCAACACCATCAAGGCCGACCTCGCGAAGTACGGCGAGCCCGTGCTCCGCGCGCTCGAGCTCGTCCAGTCGCTCACCGGCGTGGGTGGAGCCGGCGCAGCCACCGCGCTGCAGACCGTCGACGCCATCCTGCGCACGCTCGAGGCCGGTGTTTCGTCGCAGCTCTCGCCGGCCGACATCATCGCCGAGCTCGACAAGCTGGCCCCGGGCGAAGCGGCTGACGATGCCGCGGCGGCGGCGGCGAACGCGGCCGAGCTGGCGAAGTACCCGGCAGACGGAGCGGTGTGATGGACGGTACCTCGCCCGGTAACCAACCGGTGGCGTTCGGTAACCTTTGCGGCGGCGCGGTCCAGGCTGGTGCCATGACCTGCATCATCGATCCATTCAACCCATGGCCTGGGCATTTGCCGACCTTCAACCCAGCTCCGTATCAGCCATTGCCGGCTGACCAGCATACGCACTACCACTTCGCGCCTGTTCCGCAGAAGCTTACCGATGAAGACGTGGAGCGCATCGCGCGACGTGTCGTGGAGCTCCTGCGCGAGGAATCGAAGTGAGCGGCCACCGCCAGACGCGGCTCGTCGACTGCAACCCGCGGTGGGTCACCGGTCGGTATGCCGGACAACCGGACGACGTGCCATGCGGCATCCACTTCGATTGCCCGGAGGGACATACCGGGTGCGACCACGCGATCCCGTTCGCACCACGGCTCGATGGCAGCCCGGCGACCAGCTGGTACACGAGCGGCGCGATCTGGCAGCGCACCTGCGACACGTTCGAGACGCTGACGCTATCGCCGAGCATCCGGCGGATTCCGACCTACGCAAGTCGAGAAGCCGCGCTCGCCGCCGGCGCGTTGCCAGAGCACCTGAACGACAGCCACTTCTGCGCGTTCCACGGCTTCATCCAGAACGAGCAGATCGTGTTCTGCGGGGACAGCAAATGACCACCTCCGGCGGCCTGCTCATCGCCGGCCTCATCGTCCCCGTCACCGGTGTCACCGTGATCCCGCCGCGGCTGCCGCCCGGAAACGGTCCGGACTGGGCATACCTCGACTTCCGCGACTACCGTCCGCGCAAGACGCAGTGGGTACGCCAGGTCATCATCCACAGCGTCACCGGAGATAATCAGCACGTCGTACCCGGCGCGGGCCACGGCGGCGAAGCGGCGCGATACGCCGACATTTGGCGCACGGATCCGACCTCGAGCGCGGCGCAGGTCCTGGTCGACAGCGCCGGCACGGTCGTGTGCCTCTGCGACCTGGCGTACACGTGCGCCTACCACGCCGAGGGCAGCAACGATTGGAGCGTCGGGATCGAGATGTTCGTCGCCAAGGACGGCGCGATCCGCCAGGCGACGATCGACGCCACTGCGCTAATCGCCGCCGAGCTCTGCGACGCCATCGGCATACCGTTCCAGTTCCACTGCGCGCCGTACCGCAACGAGCCGCTGCTCCGCATGGAGGTGAGCGACGGCGGGCACCGGCACAACCTCGGCGGCCCGGACTGCGTCGGGGTGTTCGGCCACCGCGACAACACCAGCACGCGCGGCCGCGGTGACCCCGGTGATGCCATCTACGGCGCGCTGCACGCGCTCGGTGCCGAGGCGCTGGACTACGCGGCCGATGAGGACATCACGCTCGGCAAGGCGCGGCAGACCTGGCTTAACGCCGAGGCGAGCCGGCGCGGGATGACGAACTCGCCGCTCGTCACCGACGGATTCGTGGGCCAGGCGTCGATCGCGCGCGCCCGGCTGCTCGGCGTCGCGCGGTGGCGCGACGTCCCGGCCCGGTGATCATCGCGTTCCGCCGCGCGCGATCGCCAGCTGGATAGCCTCGCGCACGGCCTCGCTGGTCTGCTGTCCCTGGCGATCGGCGATGTCGCCGATCGCCTTCCAGTCGCGGTCGGTGATGCGGATCGTGCGGTTCTTGCCCGGCACGTCGCCGCCGACACGCCGCCGGCCGACACCGGCGCCGGGCCACCCCGTGCCGCGGGCGAGCGCGGTGTCAATGACAGTGAGCTCCGCGGTTGCCCCGGAGTACGGCTCGCGATCCGCCCATTTGCCAGACCGCGGCCACCGGTAGAGCTCGCTGAACTTGTTCGTGCCGACCCAGTGAGACGGCAGCTGCGAGCACGCGTAGAGCGTCCACGGGGCGATCCGGATGCGGCGAGTCATGGCGCGCTCCGCGGGCATGCGCGCGTCTCCGCGAGGTCGCGCTCGATGCGCTCGAGGAGCGCGGCGAACGGAGCCGGCTCCGAGCTCGGCGGCTGGGGATTGGCGCTAGCGACGCGCATCGCCTCCCAGAGGAGCGCGCCGGACAGCCAGTCGATGAATTCGGTCATAGAAAGGTCCCATCGCAGCCCGGCCCGTGGCGGCCATCGTCGCGACCGCAAAGCTGGCAAGCCGATGCGACCGGGCGCAACACGCCTTCGTGGACGGCGCGCGCCACGGCGCGATCTTCCCAGCCCGGCGCCGGATCAATAGTATCGAGGTCGGCGATCCGAGCGGCGATCGCATCCCGCGCGAAGGCATCCGCCTGCAGGATCCCACGGATTGCATCCTGGTCTCGCGTGCCTACGCCAGCCTGGTCGATGCAGGCCAGCGCGAGCGCGCGAAAGTCCGCCTCGGTGAGGTCGCCGCCGAGGCGGTCAAGCAACGCGTCGACGCGGGCCCCGTAGCTCACGAATCCCTCCGGCCGGACTGGTCGTGCGGGATGTCGACAACGACCGGACCCGCCGAGTAGTAGATCGCCAGCAGCTCGGCGCGCACCGGCCTGGTCATTTTCCTAGTATCTAAGTCGAAGTAGCCGAGCAGCCGCTTGGCGATCGGATCGATCGACGCGGCGACCGCAGGCTCCATCGCGGCGTGTAGCGCATGCAGCGGCATGTGCTCCTGCTGGCCGGGCGCCGGCGTCATGTCGCTGAGCGGTTCGAGCTGCTCGCGGATCGCCGCGGCGATCGGCTCGAGGCGCTGCACGAGGATGCGCCGCAGTAGCTGCTCGAGCAGGCTGTGGTAGCTCGCCCCGGCCACATGGTTCGTCTCCCAGGCTGCGCACCACGTGACGCCGTGCTCGCGGAGCAGGCGATGTGGCGCTGCGTACGTGACCGAGGTCGCGACGTCGCGCGCCCCGGCGTATCCGAACGGGTGGTATGGGAGCGCAGCCGCGCGCCGGGCACTGGACAGACCCGGCGAGTGCGGCCGCGCGAGGTACGGCTCCAGATCAACTCCAGCGACGACGGCGAGTCGCATAGCCAGCGCGCGGAGGCGGTCATCGGCCACGGCGGCCATTCTCCGGCGGATCTGGCGGTCAACCGGCCAGTCGGCGATCGGCTCCATCTCGTCGCCTTCCCGCGGATCAAGGCAACGCGGCCCTGGGTCGCCGGGCCGGCCCTCGTAGCACGTGGCCAGCCCCCATCGCACGACGCGAGCCCGGCAGGTGATCCGCGGCGCCGGCGTTCGCCGCGCGGCGGTGTAGGGCTCCCCACGAGCTGAGGCTCTCACGTCGACGAACAGCTGCACCCATCCCTCGGGAGCGCTCGCCCGGTGCCCCTCGCCGGCGTCGGGCGATGTCCACGCCGCGGCGCCACTCACCTGCGGTCCGGTGGCCTGAGCCGGTACGGTCAACGCCTCGACGATGTGCGAATCAAGTGGCACGGACGTGAGCACCGCGATCCCCTTGGCGATATTCACGAGCCCGAGCATATGCTCGGGCGTGGCGTACGCGGTGATGTGCCAGCCGCCGGTGCCACTGTAGCGGTAGCCAAGTCCGTCGAGCACGCCGAGCACGATGTCCGTTCCGGCATCACGGAGCTCGACCTGTCGGCGCGCGACCGGGTCATCGCGGAGACGGCGCAATTCTCCGACGTGCATGCCACGCGCGGCGTCGACGGCGATCATCGCGACACCTGCTTGCCAGCCGTGGGAACTTCGTCAAGCTCGATCAGCGAGCTCGGCTCGATACCGGCGAGTTGCTCCTGGCGGCGCCGGTCGAGGGCGCGGCGGACGTGGAGTGCGACTGCACCAGCGGCCCAGCGTGCCGCGCCGGCGACCACGCTGACCTCGCCGACGATCTGCGCAACGTCAGCCAGCCCGCGCGCCACGGGTTGCGTCGGAGCCGCCTGACGCGCATCCTCGGCTAACACGAACGCGCAGGCGCGCCAGGTCGCGCTGACATCGGGGTCGGGATCGCCCTCGGCGGAATCCATAAGCTCGGCTGCGACATCGGAGAGACGGGCCCCGACGAGATCGTGGGCGATGGACGCCCAAAGGGCGTCGTACGGTTGGGCGATGTACTTCGCTACGCGGGCAATCGTGGACTCATTTACGGTGGTACCGGCGTTCGTGTTCGTCATTCCCTCAATCTAAAATTCGCCATGCGAAATGTAAACAAGTTTCGCATGGCGAATTTAGATCGGTCGATGCCTCACCCTCCGCCGGCCGGCGCGACCGCGGTGCTCGTCCCGCACGCGATCTTCCCGGTGTCGAACGCCAGCGGCGCGCCGTCACCGCCGACGGCTCGGCGCAGCTCGAGCGTCTCCAGTTGGCGGATGGTCTCGTGTCGAAGTGCCAGTTTTTGTTTCGGTTTTTGCTTCATCATTTCACCTATCCTACCGCGCTTCATCAACTCGTGCCGCAGACAAGATCCACCGAGAAATTGATCCGTCAGATCCACGCGTTACCACGTCGCTACTGTCAATCCGGATGCCTACGACGTGGGCCGTGTGCGCCGGCGTTGACCACAGCTGCCGTCCGGATTCGACATCCCAGAAGCGCAGAGTGCCGTCGCCGCTACCGCCAAACACGATCGCTCCGTCGGCATCAGCATCGGCAAGGTACTGCGTCCCGCCGTGGAACGTGCGGCGAAGCGTGCCGTCAGCATCCCAGAGTCGCGCCGAGCCATCGGCGTGCGCGGTCAGGAGCGCGCGGCCACCGTCGACCCACCGAGCAGAGAATATCGGCGGCGCGACGAGCGTTGCAATCACGGCTGTGCGATCCAGGTCGATCAGCGGCGCGGGCGCAGCAGGGCCTTCATAGTTCGGTACGGCAAGCACCGCGTGTCCGTCGGACGATGGCCTGAGCATCCGGATCCGGGCCGGCACGACGAGATCCGCGAGCACGCCGCCGCGATCGAGCAGCCGCGCGTGCCCACGGGCATCGATGGCCAACACGCGATCGCGATCCAGCATGGCGATCGCGTCGATCCCGGAGGT